CAATCAAATCCACAGTATTCATTTACGGTCGTCTTGGTATGACCGTCAAAGACGATGTTGAGATTCCAAAAATCAACGCCGTTGGTATCTATGCAGTTCCACGCCTCGCAATCCCAAGTGGTGAAGGCGGACACACAGGTGTGGACCAATTCAAAGGAGAGTGAAATAAATGGCAAGTTTGAAAGACCTACAAAAGCAAGCAGAAGCAGAAACAGCGAACGAAGATGCGCAACAAGCAGTTCCCAAAGAGGAAACCGTTGAAAGCGCGCCTATCGGTCAAAGCGTATGGGACGAGATTACCCAATCCGCAGACTACCTACCCGACAATCAAACCTTCATGGGTCTTGTTGGACCCGAAGGTGTCGGCAAGACGGGCATCGTTCTTGACAGCCTTACAGATGAAGAAGTTGCAAGGGGAGATGTTATCTTCGTCCTTGACTTTGATGGTGGCGGTCAAACGATTCGTGCTACGCACCACAGAAACATATCCAAGAACATTCGTGTTCTCAATCCAAATGTAATGCAATCGGGAGATGCGCGGGATTCATTTGACTACCCTGCTACGCACCGACGAGTCATGAACATTGGACGAACACTTGTTGATTGGGCGGCAAACCCCGGCAATCGTCCTCGCTTGAACACAGTCCTTGTGACAGGCATTGACGAGTGGGACAAGGTTGCATCCAACTGTATGTTCATTGAAGACTTGGGAACAGCCCCCGATGGTATCGGTGCGAAAATCAAGCCGCATGAGCAAATCGGAATGCGCTTCAATTGGCAGATTCGTTCAACCCGTTTCCATCAACTGACAGCAATCAGCAAGACTCTCATGGGTCTTGGTGTCCGCGTCTATTGGGAAACTCACTTCAAGGACATTCAAGACAAAGCGGGTGCTATCCTCGGCAAGAAAGCCGCGTGGGAGAAGAACACCTCGGCTCAACTCAATCAAGTCCTTTGGTTCCACAAAACAAAGGTGCGCGACGAGAACAACGCCCCAACCGGCGAAGTCCGCTACGAAGTTGAGTTTGTCAAGTGTCGCACAAATCCCGAATTGTTGGACCAACGAAGACTCATTATGAGAACCAAGAAAGGCGAATCCCCCGAATGGTATGGACTACCGGAACTACGAGAGGGCGGCATTTGATGACGGACGATGACTACACAGAAGAGTGGCCGAAGACCGGCATACCTGCACATGACAAAAGCAGACCGCGCAGTGTTCACATTGACTCCGATGCTCCGTTGAGTGAGAAATACCCTCCTTACATTCCCGACCCCGCGTGTATGGAATGTGGAGGTGAAGGGTTCATTTACATACAAACAACCCGTTTTTCCTCTTACGATGGAGAGATGGAGATTGACATTGAGAAAGAACCATGCGACTGTATCTTCAATCACATGACCGTTGTAGCCGACCCCAACTGCAAGTCTTGCAATGGGACAGGTGAGGTTGAGGAAGTGAAGATTGTTTCTAACAACGGTGTTCAAGAGCGCGTAACGCAGAATTACAGTTGTCTTTGTCTAAGGTATGTGCCGAGCAGTGAACCGAATGAGGGTGATGACGATGGCCGCTAAGTTGCCGGACGCGTCTAAATATCCCATTCACATTAGCGTATCAGTTGACAGCCTAACATCATCCAATTACCTTTGCCGCGACGCAAAGGCATACACACCACCTCCGGTGAGAATGATGGATAATGATAAATGGCATCAAGGAAGACCACTATGCCCGGAGTGTAGGATTGAACACATTAAGAGATTTGGAGAGGAACCAAAATGGCCCAAGCAATAATTGACAGAAAGAAACTACTCGGATTCATCAATGGGTTCGGAGAGAACATAGAAGACATGCTACTTGAAATCAAAGACAATCGCATCTATGGCGCGGTTGATACACCAACACACTACTGCGAGAAGAGTATCGGTATCATGGTGGCGAACGAAGTGAAGTATCGTCCCGGCAAAGTGTATGTGAATGATGTGGCTAAAGTCGCGACATTCCTTAAAGCATCTTCGCAAGACCTATGTATAATGACTCAATGGGAAGGCTCTTTCAATTTGAAAATTGGGAACAACGCTTTGAACATTCCAAGCCATACACACATTCGTTCAGCGATGACTGTTGACCGCGCGAAAGCGGCAATCCAAGAGATGAGAAACAACAACTTCACCAAGATTGGACCATCGCCACTGAATGTCAATGGCAACATCAATGTCATTGAGATGAAGGGCATGGAAGTTGGAGTCAAG